TTGAAAAAGAAAGAAGAAAGAAAGTAATAAATGAGTATAATATACTAGTTAGCCGCTTAGTTCAATTCCTTTAGTGGCTATAAATCAAGTAATTATAAAAAGGGGTTAAAAATGCCATTAATGAGATGTACAAATAATGGGGTAAGTGGATGGAAGTTTGGAGAGTCTGGAAAATGCTATACTGGTCCGGATGCCAAAAAAAAAGCTGCTAAACAAGGTCGTGCCATAGAAGTAAACAAATCAAAGGGTTTAATAGAAAAAGTTATAGAGAATTTAAATGTTCAACAAGATACTAGACAATCTTAATTATATAATATTTATTTTGATTATTTTATTTGTTATATTTGTAATAGTGCCGTTATACTGTCAAAAGGCATATAGTCAAGAATATATCTTTGACGATACCCCTTTAGAAAATGTTAATAAGTTTATAGAGCAGGAAAAAGTGGAAATTGAAAAAGTCCTTGGTCCAATATGGAATAGACAACTTTCAGAACCTTTGTCAATGAGACAGTTTTTAGCACAACAAGATTTTGATAGAAGAACACGCAATATAATTAATCAACACGTTGGGTATAGGCCAGTAATTATATGGTTGCCACAAGGTGCTAATTTTACAACACAAGTCAATGTGTCTGGAGATAGAAGATATATTAGATATAGTGGAAGTCCAATGTTTTCTGGTATTAGTAGAGTTAATACATTTAGTTATCAAAGAGTTACGCCATAAGCGTGTCGTGTCTCAAGAGTAGTCAACGCTGAGCATCGTTGGACAGAGATACGATGGGGCTCTGCTCATTTTTGAAATTTTGTATGGTTTTCTCAAAATTTAACTCAAGATTTTTGAGAGTTTTGACGATAATATATAAGGAAGTAATCCGAACTGGCTAAGGAAACTGTCCTGAAAACAGTTGATCGAAAGATTTAGGGGTTCGATTCCCTTTGCTTCCGCCGCCCCTTATTAATGGTTTGTACGATTGTTTTGTAAACAATTAGGCAGAGTTCGATTCTCTGAAGGGGCTTTTAATAACTTTGTTTATAATAAAACATAGCGAGAAGTGGTGTTAGTTCCACCGTGTGTCTCATAAGCACACTGGCGTCAGTGCAATTCTGACTCTCGCCACCTTAGACTTACAACAAAAATAGTCAACGCTGAGCATCGTTGGACAGTTGTAAGTGTGTGCTCTGCTCAAATTGTGTGTTGATCCTCTGGAGAAGATGCTGGTCTGATGAGCCTGTTTAGTTGAGTTCGATTCTCAAGCACACAACTGTAGTCTTTATGACTACAACTGGTTGAAACAAAAACAGTTCATTTGAATATAATTAGTAAAAGCACAATTTCGTGCAAATAATTGTATTCTGACGAAATGGACATCTTATTACTCGTCATAATGAGGTTAAGTTTTTGTCGATGCCTTTCATGTACTCTAGTTCAGAGTATAAAGGAATGGTTGGGTGGGTGGGACTAGAGAGGTGTTGTAGACGGTTCTACAGTATGTCTTTGAAGCATATTTTTCTAAGGTTCAACTCCTTACGCCTCTGCTGATAGATGTGGTTTATTATAATATATTTTTACCTGTTACTTCTAGAAGTGACAGGTTCTTTTATTATTGGAGAAAAAATGTATTTTGAAGTGCAATTAATACACAAAGATGCCAAGGTTCCAACAAAAAATTATGATAATGATTTAGGATGGGACTTATATTGTGTAGAAGATAAGAAATTTCAACCGGAAAATTATTTACATCATAACAAAGAAGACAAAAAACTACAATATACTTTGTATACTGGAGAGCGACACTTATTCAGTACAGGTATACAAATCGCTTGTCCGGAAGGATATGGTTGTTTTATTAAGGATAGGTCTGGAAATGCGTCAGAAAGAGGTTTACATGTAATCGCCGGAATAATAGATCCAGGATACATTGGCCCGATAAAAGTGTGTATTGTTAGTTTGAGTTCTTTGCCACAAACAATTAATCCCGGCGATAAAATAGCACAACTTATATTTATTCCGTTACTAAACATTAAACCAAAAGTAGTGGATGAATTAATGAAAACCAAAAGAGGTAAACAAGGATTTGGGTCAAGCGGAAGATGATGGATAAAACATATTGTACCCCATCCCAAATAGAAGATATGACGATAGAGTTGATTCGTCAACTTCAAGAATATCAAGTTAAAACAATACACAAATACCAGGTGGTTGTTGGAATAAAAAACGGCGGACTACATATTAGTCAACCAATTGCCCAAGCACTACATTTACCACATAGAGAAGTACACATAAGTTATTATGATAATGATACGGTAATAGAGAATATAGATTTTGAGGAAAATTATTGGAATTATATCTTATTAGTAGACGATATTGTAGATAAAGGAAAAACGGTGAGAACATTTATTGAAAAGTGGGGTCATAACTCACAAGTACATATTGCTAGTTTATTTTGGAAACCAGAAGGTAAACCAGAACCTAATTTTTATGTGAAAATTACAAATTTTTGGATTACATTTCCTTGGGAGATATAGTTTAAAATGAAAATTATTCAAGATAGAAAACTTGGTTTTGATGATGTTTTTATTGTACCACAAAGAACAACATTAAATAGTCGTAATAATGTAGAACTTGAACGAACCTTTAAATTTTATCACTCTACTAGAACTTGGACTGGAATACCTATCATATGTTCAAATATGGTGCCAATAGCAAATTTTACATTAGCAAATGCTTTAAATAAACATAAAATGGTTACATGTTTACACAAATATTATACATTAAGCGAATTAGCACAATTCTTTCAAACGAAAGGTAGTATTGAATATAATTGGGTCAGTATAGGATACGGCGAAGAAGACCACCAAAAGGTATATGAATTGACTGGTATTCTTGGCACTGCACCAAATTTATGTATTGATGTTCCAAATGCCTATATGGAGTGCTTCGTAAAGTTTTGTAAACAAGTAAGAAGTAGTTTACCACACGCTATTATTCTTGCCGGAAATGTTTGTACAAGTGGAATGGCACAAGAACTAATTATTCATGGGGGAGTAGATATTATAAAAACGGGCATTTCACAAGGGTCGTGTTGCCAAACTAGTCAAGTAGCTGGTGTAGGATATCCACAATTATCAGCAGTAATAGAGTGTTCGCAAGCGGTTCACGGATTAAAATCTAATGATAAACAATTAGGTTTAATTTGTAGCGATGGTGGGTGCAAAACCCCGGGAGATATATGTAAGAGTTTATGTGGAGGAGCGGACTTCACAATGCTGGGCGGAATGTTTGCTGGTGTAGAAGAATGTGAAGGAATATGGACTTACGAATCTAATCATTCGCTTTATTCATATGACGGTATTAAAAAACAGATGGTAAAGAAGGAGTTTACCGAACAAAAGAAAAAATCTTTAAAATTCTATGGTATGTCCTCTCATTATGCTCAAGAACAACACGGTAATGGCAAAAAAAACTATAGAGCATCTGAAGGCAAGATAAGTGAAGTTCCATATAAAGGACCGATTGATAATGTCGTTCAAGAAATATGCGGTGGCATTCGTTCCTGCTGCACATATATTGGAGCACAGTCCTTAAAAGATATGAGTAAATGTGGTCAATTTTGTAGAATAAGTAAATGAAACATTTTAAATTAAATGAAGTTTTTGAAAGGACAATTTAATGATTAGAAAAGTTTTATTAATTGCTATTATTCTCTTTTTTACATGTTGTATAACTAATGCTCAAATGGCAAAATGGAGATATGCTGATAATCATCCATATAAAAGAGGATTAGTATTGCCGCAATCTCCTACCCCGTATTTGCAACCTATAAATCCAAGAGTGCCAAATTTATACAATCCTTATCATTATCCTCCAACTTATAGACTGAAACCTTATTGGGATTATAGATATAGTCCATTGTATCAACAACCAGTATTTGCTTATGGTATTTATGGAAATGGTGTTTCTAGTGGATTTTATTGGAATTATAGAATAAGATGAGACCAATGAATCGTGTGGGGTGGATAAAGCAAAGGAACAAAACATACGATAGATATTGCGAGAAAAACAGGCTTAAAAATATATGTCTATAAAATCTCTTAATGTTTGGGGTTCTCTCTCACAAACTGGTTATGGCGTAGTCACGCTCAATTTAGCTCAAGCACTAATCAAACAAGGTTTGGAACATAATAATTTGTATTTAACATTGATGGGTCAATATATCCATGCTAATGACACAAATGAACTCAACTTTGTCAAACAACATTTAGAAATGGGCAAGTTTTGTCCAATAGATACACCACTTTTAAAAATATGGCATCAATTTCAATTAATGGAGAGAATTGGCAAAGGACCATATATGGCAATGCCAATTTTTGAGTTGACACATTTTAATAAGTTAGAGAAACACCATTTAAAGTTTCCAGATTATTTGATAGTTAATTCCAGATGGGCAAAAGACATAATAAGAAACGAAATAGATAGAGGTGCCTTTGTGGTTCCCCTTGGTGTTAATACAGATATATTTAAACCAGTAATACATAACAATACTAAAACATACAACTTTATTAATATTAGTAAAATAGAGGTTAGAAAAGGACACGATATACTAGTAGACATCTTCAATAAGGCATTTACTAAAGACGATGATGTTGCTCTTAATATAATGTGGCACAATCCGTTCTTAACAAAAGAAGAAACACAACAATGGATAAATAAATATAAAGAAAGTCCATTGGGTAATAAAATATACTTTTTAGAACCTGTCAGTACTCATTACGAATTAGCAAAAATAATACAACAATGTGATTGTGGAATTTTTCCTAGCCGTGGGGAAGGGTGGGATCTAGAAGTTCTCGAAACAATGGCATGTGGGAAACCTGTTATAACAACAAATTACAGCGGACATACTGAATATTGTAATAATGAGAATGCTTACTTAGTAAATATAGATAGTTTAGAAGATGCTTATGATGGAAAATGGTTTCATGGACAAGGACAATGGGCACATATAGGGGCAGATCAAATAGATCAAATGGTAGAGTATATGCGTTATATGTATGAAAATAGACCTAGTAATGAGACAGGAATACAAACTGGAAAAAAATTTACTTGGGAAAATTCAGCCAAAACACTTTTAGAATTGGATGTTTAGGAGATAACAATCTTTATTAAAGAACAAATAAAAGAAGCTTTAGAAATTGAAAAGGAAAAAAGATAATGCCAAAATATATATTAGTTTACGATATTATAGATGCCGAGGGAACTCAAGAATACGAAGTAGAAGCCAATAGTGAAAGCGAAGCAATCAAAAAACACAAAAACAGTGAAAGTATATTTAGGTGTGAAGAAATTGAAGTTACCCTAAGCGATAAGCCAGCTAGTGTTACCAAGGATTAATTTAAATGGAAACTTGGCCAACTTTGTATAAAATGATTGCGACTGGTGCCATTCAACAGTGGTCTATTAGAGTTGAAGAATACGACCTACCATCCTATCAATATATTGTTGAACATGGACAATTAGATGGAAAATTACAAGAAACATCTACTATAATTGCTACTGGAAAAAATATTGGCCGTGCTAATGAAACAGGTGTTTATAAACAATGTTGTTTAGAAGCAGACTCATTATGGACAAAACAAAAAGATAGAAAAGGATATTCTGAAAATATTCCAAATGCCAAACCATTAAGACCAATGTTAGCAAAGTCATATGATAAAGATAGTCATCATATCAAATTTCCTTGTTTTATACAACCAAAACTAGATGGTCTGAGGTGTTTAGCTAAAAGAACAAAAGATGGTGTAGAGTTATTATCACGACAAGGTAAAAGATTTACTAGTATTCCACATATAGAACAACAACTAATGTGGTTAAAACCCGGACAAATATTAGATGGAGAATTATATATACACGGTGAAGACTTTCAAAATATTATTTCCGCCATCAAACGCGACACTCCATCAAAACGCTCAAAAGATATAGAATATCATGTGTATGATATGATAAGTAATGAGGACTATAAAGATAGATTTGAATGGTTAAGTCAGTACTTATTACCAAAACATCTTATAGCTATACCAACCGTTTATGGAATTGTAAAAACAGATATTCCTCTTGTCGCTGTTTGTGTATGTAACAATCCATCAGAAATATGGGAAAAACATACTATATTTACAAAAGATGGTTATGAAGGTGCTATATTAAGAAATATGTTGGGTCCATATGAAATAAATAAAAGGTCATTTAATCTACAAAAAGTGAAAAGGTTTATAGATATGGAGTTCCCCATTGTGGGAGTAGAAGAATGTAAGGGTAAAATGATAGGCATGTGTAGTTTTGTTTGTCAAACTCAAAAAGGAGCGACTTTTAAATGTATGCCAGAAGGGTCAGAAGAATACCGTAGACAATTATATAAAGATTGGCAGAGTGGTTGCATTAAACCTGGAGATTTATTGACTGTTAAATTTTTCGCTTGGACTTCATCAGAAAATCCGGTGCCGCGTTTTCCAATAGGCAAATTGAGAAATTATGAATAGGACACTTTAAATATGTGTATAATTATATGATAGATTTAGTAGCAATTGAAAGTAAAAAGAGTCCAAATATACACTATAATACCGAACACTTTTTATCATTACAAGAATATTTTAAAATTACAAAAGGTGCCATCAATTATTTTGCACCTAAATACAAAATAAATCCATTAGAAATTATCAACAACGAGGACGCTTTTTCTAATATAGTCACTAGTGTAATATGGGCTGATTGGGCATGGACTCAAAATAAATTACGCAGCAGAAAATCTTATAGAAATCAAAGTATTATGTGGGCACTTCAAAAATACCTACGACGAAAAAGAGTGCAAATACAAACAGTCTCCTTAAACACAACCGGGGATAAAGAGGGACACTTTTCTTTTGCTGCAACATTTTTAAATGATATATTAGACAATATTATAAATAAAAACCTTATTAAAGATAGAGATTTAGAAATAATAAAATTATATTATTTATATAACTATACACTAAAGGAACTGGGCAATACATATCATATGACCAGCGAGGGTATAAGAAAAATTATCACCAAGGGCATCAAACAATTACAAATATATAATGGCATTAATAAATAGACTGCTAGGCATTCCTTCTGAAGACGACTTAAAAGAACAAATTGACATAATGGATGATTCTAACATACATAATTTACAAGAAAGTGAAGTTTCTTCACAATTAGTATCTACATTATTTGGATTATCGTTTTTTATTAAGACGGATGGAAATCTACAAATTGTAATGTCGTGGGAAAACCAATCAGATGATATGATTGAATTAAGTCGCAATGTTCTAAAACATGTATTATCTGGAGATGTAACGAAATCTATAGTGTCTCAAATACAAAATTATGCCACACATGAGATTATTAGAAAAGACTTTGCCGATGCTATTACTAAACCGTTAATTAGACAAGCAAATAATATACCTTTAATACCACCTTCAAAAGCACTTAAAATTACTAATATTAAAATGGGTGACGAATATGCTTAAACCTAAACTTATATGGGAAAAATGGGCATGTCCATATGGTAGCAATGTAGATGATATAGAATTTCCCCACTGGAACGATAGAGACCAAAAAGAGAAATCTTTTGATAAAGATGATGAATATGATTTATTGGAACTGGGGATGAATTTAGCAGAAAATGATAATTTATATTCAAAAGAACCAATTAAAATAATTGCCACACCAATGGGAATTGTACCGTTAACCGAATATACGAACCCAAGTAAGGTATTTAATTTTTGGGTATGCCATACAAATTTTCGTATCACCGACGCTATTAGAAAAAAAATAGACAGAACGGATGGGGTTGAAACATTAGATATTTATACAGGATATCGTATGAGAATAGGCATAGGAAAAGCATTTAACTCTGCTGAAGTACGCTATAAAATTCAACAACAATTATACAAACATGTTTTAGAAACGGTCAAAAATGGGGACGCTTAATAAAAGACACAAGCGGTGCTGGTATTATATTATTAACCAGCTTAAAACAAAATTTTCTCCGGGCGTTCCTGTATATGTTAAAACGGTCCCGTTAGATGATAGTTCTTTGGCAATGTGTAAAGGTGTTATTAAACTAGGTCGTTTGATTGAAATTGTTATAAAAATAAACAATAAAACCTCTTGGTTAGTTCGCCGAGATAGTTTGTTTCATGAGTGGGCACATGCTATGGAGTGGGAGGCACACTGGTATGATGATGGACCTAAAAAAGAGCATGGAGAAACCTGGGGTGTTTGGTATGCTAAAATTTACAAACATATAATGGATGATAGTTGGGAAGATATGAAAGAAAAAGGGTTGGTTATTTCTGTAGAATAAGTTGATAAATAGTGTATAATATATAATAGGATTAGGATACTTATTAAAGGAGAAAAAGGACATATTTTGCTACTAATGAAAGGTAGTAAAAATGAGTGATTTTAATAGTTATAGGATTGTCAACCCTGCCCACGGTAATGATTATTTTGATACCAATGGTAGTGCTACTGCCGCAACTACACAACCAAAAGTAGACGGTGGTGCCACAACAATGCCTGGTACTTCCAGTCGTTCTCCAGCTAATTTGGATGCATCTAGAATTTCACGGTCTCAAGAAAATCTATATGGTTCAAAATTAAACGCCAATTTATCAGGTGGTGCTGGTGGGTTTTGGGGTTCTGGACAAGGCACAACCGCTATTGCAGCCCGTACTTTTGCTAGTATGGTTGCTGGACAATATATTATGGTTCGTGGTGGAGCTAATACTCAGTATATAGCTGGAACTGCTGATACGAACTTACGATCTGGTGGACTACCAGCATATACCGTTCGTAGAAGTATTAACGCACGACAACGTGTAAGAGGCCCGTTAACCGCAACTGCTATTCGTGCTGGATATTGGCACGCAATTAGTGGTATCTTTTTTGTTGAACAAACTGGTGCGGGAGGCGTTCCCTATCTGCAACCACAAGCTCCAACCTCAAGTACTGATGGTTTGGGTACTGTAGGTGGTAGTGCTGCTGGTGATCAGGATGTTGCTGCAACGGCTGACCAAGCAGTACTTCCTACTGGATCTATTCCTGGAGAATTAGTATTCATTGGTGGAAATGCAAGTACCATCTTGATTCCTACACTGGCAGATTATCAAGTCAGAACAACGATGTAGTTTGTTTAAAACGGTGGGGCTTCGGCCCCACAATTTTTATTATACATTTTATATAACTATTTCAAAAGAAGCACCATATGACTCCTACTATAGAACTAAAAGAATATATTGAACGTATGTTAGATGAACGAGAAAAAGCTCAAACAGCTACTTTAAATGCAACCCTGCGTGAAGCAACTATACATCGAGAAGAAATAGAACGAAGACTTTCGAGTTTAAACAATTTACACGATAGGGTATTTACAGATAGAACACTCTTTGTTAAAAAAAATGAACTAGACCTTAGAAATAAAGTGTTATTAGATAAAATTGAAACAAATATAAACGATATATCAGAGATGAAACAATGGCAAGCAAAGATAGCGGGATATGGAGGAGCATTAATATTTATTGCTAGTTTAATATCAACCGTATTGTCTGTAGTAATATCTCTTTTAATTTTAATAACATAATACTTATGAATAAAAACATATGTGGATTTAAAGATGAAGCATTAATTATTCAAGATACGGGCAAAATTGTAAAAGGAAGACCCGTATATATACTATTAAGACCATTAAAATTTACATACCAAATTAATGGTGGTGGTTTAGAGATAGAAATTCCACAAGGATTTGAAACAGATTTTGCTTCTATTCCTAGAATATTTTGGCCAATTCTTCCTCCGACCGGACGCTATTCCAAAGCGGCTGTCTTACACGATTATCTATATGGATTACCTAATTGTTCTAGATTCTTAGCAGATGCAATGCTTAGGGAAGCTATGTATCAATTAGATGTACCATTATGGAAGCGTATTGTAGTTTTCTATTTTGTTAGAACGTTTGGGTGGATATTCAAAACTGGATTCAAACCTTAATGTTGAAAAATCTATCTAAACCAGCCAAAGACTTAATTAAAAGATGGAAACTTTCTCAGTATGATAAAAGTGTTTATGATAATAGACCAGATTGGGATACTTACTTTCTAAATATTGCTTATGAAGTAGCAAAGCGTAGTCCAGATGGACAAACTAAACACGGTTCTGTATTAGTGTCTCAAACCAATGAAATAATTGCTACTGGTTATAACGGAACAATTAGAAATATAGAAGATAATATATTACCTAATTTAAGAAATTCTAAATATCCATTTTTTATTCACTCCGAAATCAACTTATTGCTTTCTTGTGCGAGACAGGGTAAACCTACTCTTAATACAAAAATATATATTACTGGTGAACCCTGTCTTCATTGTTATCAATGTTTATGGCAAGCTGGTATTGTAGAAATTATTTATGGTGATACTCAATCTCATATGTTACAAGACAAGGACACTAAAATACAAATGGAAATTTTACAAGAATTGACTGAAGATAAATTAAAAATTCGTGCTATAAAAACGAAGAAATGCGTATAATTAGAAGGGGAATATAAAGCAACCTCAATAATTTGAAGTTAAGTGACACTAACCCCCTACGGTAATAAACAATTACTAATTTAAAAAACTTAATAGTCATAGTGTCACTTTTTAAAGAACATTCCGACCCTCTATTTTCAATCAGAGGGTCTTTTTCTATCAAGGAACTAATAAAAATGCCAAATGTAGATTTTACTTCAGGTTTTACTTCAGATTTTTCTCCATTGTTTGAATTAGATATAGTAGTCAAAGACGCTATGGGAAACCCCACTAAAAAAAGGAAGTCTTGTGTATCTGATTCTGCTGAAGATATATGGAAATTCTGGATGCGTCACCAGGGAAAACCAAAACGAAAAACAACAAGAAAATTACCTACCGCCAAAGAAACAAATCAGATACTTACTAACTTATATGGTAAATCATAATGACGGCGTTAAAGGAGTTGCAAAACTATACTTTTGTTTCTAAATATGCCCGATGGAACAAACAAAAACAAAGACGTGAGACGTGGGTAGAAGCTGTAGATCGTGTTCGACAGATGATGTTAGAAAAATATGCTGATAAAAATATTGATGATGATATTAATTGGGCATATGATATGATGCAGAAAAAGAAGGTGTTGGGAAGTCAAAGAATTTTACAATATGGTGGCCGACCAGCATTAATTAAAAATGCAAGAGTTTTTAATTGTTCTGGTTCTCATTGTAATAGATTAAGATTTTTTCAAGAATGTTTTTGGATGAGTTTGTGTGGGGCTGGTGTAGGATTTAGTGTTCAAAACCATCACGTAAAACAATTACCTACATTTAAATCTCGGGATAATTTATCTAGACGTACTTATATAATAGAAGATAGCATAGAACATTGGGCAGACGCTTTAGGAGAATTATTAAAGTCATATTTTGTAGAACCTTGTAATATAGACTTTGATTATACTCATATTCGTCCGAAAGGGTCTTCACTAAGTTCTGGTGTTGGTAAAGCTCCTGGATCAGACGGCTTACGAAATGCTCTACATCAAATAAAAATTTTATTAAATAGGTGTATTAAAAACGATCAAAAAAGATTAAGACCAATTGATGCTTATGATATAGTATGCCATGTGTCTAATGCTACGTTATCAGGAGGGCTTCGTCGAGCAGCCCTTTTAGCAATGTTTTCATTAGACGATGAAGAAATGATGAAAGCTAAAACCGGTAGTTGGAGAGAAGAAAATCCACAAAGGGCAAGAGCAAACAATTCTGTGGTATTGCTTAGAGGACAATTCGATAAACAAACATTCACTAATATTGTAAATAATTGTAAAGAATATGGAGAACCTGGATTTATTTTTGAAGAGGATGTTGAAGTTGTAATTAATCCATGTCAGCCAAAATGGGCAACGGTATTGACACCAAGGGGGATATCAACCGTCGAAGATATTAATGTTGGAGATCAAATTTGGAGTCAAGAAGGTTGGACTACGGTAAACAATAAGATATCAACCGGTTATAATAATGTATATCAATATCAAACAACCGCTAACGTTTTTTATGGCACAGATAATCATCAAGTTCTTGTTAATGGTCAAAAAACAAGCATACAAGATGCAAAATCTATTGATGTTCTACAAGGTCCGCTATTAGCAAATGTTACAATAAATCAACAAGATGTTATGGATGGTTTGGTAATTGGAGACGGGTCTGTTCATAAAGCATCTAATAATTTAGTTTATTTATGTATTGGTAAAAACGATCAAGATTATTTTGCCGATTCTATAAATGAATTTATTATAAAATATAGACCGGGTTTAAAAAAGAACATAGCTTATGAAATTCAAACCACTATAAAATACGAAGAACTACCATTAACTTATGATAGGGTTGTACCAAAACGTTTTTTATATGGTAACTTTAATACTGTTTGCGGTTTTTTAAGAGGATTATATTCTGCCAACGGTGGAATATGTGGCAATAGAATTACTCTTCAAGCATCATCTTTAACAGTAATACTTAATGTTCAAAACATGTTGTCTGCTATAGGTATTAGATCGTATTATACAACCAATAAGTCAAAAAATATACAATTTAGTAATGGAAAATATAAGTGTAAACAAAGTTATGATTTAAACATAACTTGTAATAGAGATATCTTTGCTAAATATATAGGTTTTATTCAACAATATAAACAGCAAAAATTAGAAGATATTATTAAACAAACACGCAAACAATCACATCGAAAGAAAACTTATTTAATTTACAATAATACATTACTATCTAATGAAGAAACCTTTTCATTAACAGTGAATAATAATTCTCATACATATTGGACAAATGGGTGTAATGTAGCTAATTGTGGTGAAGTTTCTTTATATCCAATAGATATAGAAACAAATAAAAGTGGTTGGCAAGTATGTAACTTGTGTACTATCAATGGTTCAAACATAGAATCGTTAGATGATTTTTTAGAGAGGGCTAAAGCAGCAGCTATCCTTGGAACATTACAAGCAGGATTTACTAAGTTTGATTATTTAGGTAGTACTTCAGAAAAAATTACAGAACGAGAAGCTTTATTGGGTGTATCTATCACCGGCATCATGGAAAACGATGAAATTGTTTTAAATAAAGAATATCTAATGAAAGTTGCTAAATATATTCTTACCGTAAATAAAAATATGGCAAAAAAGATTGGTATTAATCCTGCCGCTAGAGCAACTTGTTTAAAACCAGACGGTAATACTTCTTGTGTGTTGGGTGTATCGGCGGGGGTTCATCCACATCATGCTACTAGATATTTAAGACGAGTTCAAGCCAACAGAACAGAAACAGCATACCAATGGTTTCGTAAATTTAATAGTCAAGCGTGTGAAAAATCCGTATGGGATAGTAATGATACAGATGATATTATTCACTTTCCTATTGAGGTTCCTGTTGGAGCAAAAACAAAAAATCAACTTCCTGCGTTACAAATGTTAGAAATTGTGAAAGACATTCAGGAATACTGGGTAAACAATGGCAAGGATGAGTCCTTATGTGTAAAACAGTGGTTAAATCATAGTGTAAGCAATACTATTACTGTTAAAGATGATGAGTGGTCAAGTGTAATTGATTATATTTTTGATAATCAGCAATATTTTAATGGTATTACACTTATACCTATAAGCGGAGACAAAGATTTTCCACAAGCTCCACTATATGCTGTTCATATGAGTCATGAAATAGTTAGACAATATGGTGATGGTGCTATATGGTGTTCTGGATTAATTGAGTTGGGATTATCTGCTTTTGATAACAATTTGTGGGCAGCTTGTGATGCTATTTTAAATAAAGACTTTGTTAAACAAACACTGAAAACCATAGATATAGATAAATACCCCATTGTTTCATCTACTTTTGCTAAACTACACAAACAAGCAACTTTCTGCGAAAAGGCGTATAAGTTTGCTCAAAAATATTTTAATGATGATTTTAAGAAATTAACATTCTGTATGAAAGATGTATATAATTGGAAGCTATATTGTGATTTAAAAGATAGCTTTCAACATGTGGATTATACACAGCTTACAGAACTAGAAGATAACACAAAACCAGAAGAAGAAGTAAGTTGTTCTGGTGGTGCCTGCCTTTTGTAGAAATTTTCATTTTTTTCTCAAGTTTTCGTAGCTTTGTGCCGATATAATTATTGGAGGATTCTATGCCAAAAAATAAACGAACCCTGGTTCTAAACGCGAATTTTTTTCCTCTAGGGGTAATTTCTTGGAAAAGTGCCATCAAAAGATACTTTAAATCTGATAATGTAGAAATTGTGGATTATTATAAAGACGACTATATCGTTGGAACAAGCGGGAAACACTATCCTGTGCCCGCTGTAGTGCGTTCTATTACGTTTATTAAAATAAAGCGACATTTAGTACCGTTTTCTAGAAAAAACATTTTTATAAGAGATAGATTAACTTGCCAATATTGTGGTAAGTCGTTTGGCATCAAGAACTTAACATACGACCATATAATTCCAAAAGCAAAATGGAAAAAACAAAATCATAAAAAGAGCCCAACAATATGGGACAATATAGTTACCTCATGTATCTCTTGTAATAGACGCAAAGCAAATAGAACTCCTGATGAGGCTGGTATGAGTCTTGTTAGACAACCTTCCGTGCCTAATTCACACGGTTATGTAATGGGGTTAGTGCCGTGGGATACTATACCCGAAGAATGGAATATGTATTTAACAACCATATTTAGAAAGTGAGCAATGTGTTTAATAGTAAGTAAATATAAAACTTTATTATTTAAAATTGTAAGAATGTTAAATCCATTTAAACGCTATGTTTATGCTTATAAAGTATTGTTTTATGAGAGAAATAATCGTAGTATATATACACCATACCGCATGATAAAAATTGATACCCAAATTATGGATTCAGCACGTATTTCAACACCAACCTTAGACGAATTATCTGATGGTAGAATTAATTGTGGAATTCATGCATATATATTAAAACACCATGCTAATTTAACACTTGAATATTTTCAAAAACTTCATCTTTTTGAAAAAATTTATAGCAATTATAATCCATTTATAGTATCAGTAAAAATTGATAAAAAAGATGTGATAGCTATTGGTCGTGATAAAGATATAGTATGTACCAAGTTAGAAATTATTGACGATTTTAAAAAAATGGTGTATAATTAAAATGCCTACCTATAGTTTCATATGTGATACCAACCAAAAAGGGTGTGGGCACCAATTTTCTTTATTTATGTCTATGACGACATATACAAATAAACAAAAGTGTCCTCAGTGTAACAAACAAAAAAGTGTCCGTAGAGATTACGACATAGATTTGCCCACTCTTAGTCAAAACATCAAATTAAACGACGACAATATTACAGTTGGACATTTAGCCAAGCGTAATAGCGAACGATTAAGTTCAGATGAAAAAGATCATCTGACAGAAAAACACAACGCTTATAAATACGAAGAACCCACAAAACCCCTACCAAAAGGTATGAATAGGATGGGTAGTTTAACAAAAAAACACAAAAACGATAGTAGAAGGAACAAACATGAAACAACAAGAACAAAAACCTAAACATACACGCATTCGCCAACAAGATATGTTAGCAGCGATGTATAGACCAAAAGACCACATGACAGAAGCGGACATTACTGTAGAAAATGTATTAGTCTTCACACTATTTGGAAAACACGACGAACTAACAGACGAACGCGGAATCAAAGATCAAGAAGGATACCCAGTATTAGCAGATAAAGGAGATATTTTTGCTGAAGACTTAGACGAAGCATATGCTAAAAGTATAAAAATAGGACATAGAATTAAATATTATATTAAAACAGAAGGAAGTGGTAGACTTTTTAATCCAATGGGATTATATACAGAACTGCAAAGCACAAAAACTAAACATGTTGGATTACCCGTGTATAAATTTATAGAAGTTGGTTATACGACATTTTCACACTATCTAAAATTTCTTCGCACACAAAATATAGCATGGTTACTTACAGCCCAAAGGGAGCTTATATAATGAGAGGTAGATTAAGTACAAAAGAAAAATATACTATTCAAGGTATGTTACAAGACAACAAAAGTGTCAAAATTATTGCTGAAACTCTAGAAAGACCAGTGGCTACAATAAAAAAATATGTAGACGGAGAATTGAAAAATATTCATAAAACAGTCAAAAGAGTCAGAAATAAACAAGTTAAAGATTTGGAAAAAGAATTAAACGCTAAAAATCAAGAAATAGCGAATTTACAAAATCAACAAATGTCAGTCGCCGATATGGTTACTAATGTCACCCAAAGATTATCTGATATGGGTATGCCGGACGGACAATCATCTAAATTAGTACAAAGAGCTTTGGTACAAAACGGAAACCCTCCAAACAAAGAGGTATTGTTTCAATGGGCAATGCAATCACAGGTTGCAAAAGACAAAATGGTAACACAAACTGCCGGTAAACGCGAAAATGTGGTTGCTATGATGACAGAGGCTGCTTCTCAACAAGGAGATGCAATGAGAGAGAATATGCCAAAAACCATTTCAAGAACTGCTCGTAACAACTTGTTTGCTCCGCTAGATGGAAAAATGATTGGAGAATAATAATAGTTATTATTGATAAATCAAATTATAATGATAAATAAATATCCATCTCGTTACTCCCCAAATAAAGAAGTAACTGCTGCTCAATATATTATAGAATTGATTTGTGAAAAAAAAGCAAGGTTTGATAAAACCGAATTACCAATGAAATTTTGGCAATTAGAAGTGTGGCAGGATTTCTTCAAAAGGAACCTAAGAAAAGTTCATTCTTTATTAAAACAGTTTGAAGCTAAATCTATAATAAACGCACTTAACTTACCAGAATACAATAATTCTTACTCTGTATTCACAGAAAGATTTATGGGATTAGTTAAGCAGGAACAAGCTAGATTAAAACAAAAATCATCAATATCTAGTATACCTAATCCCACAAATAGACGCACAATTAATAGTAAACCAAGAGAACCAAAGGTAAAAGAAAATATAATTAATAAATTAAAGGATTTAGATGGCACAATCAATTGAAGATACCATTTTAAAAGAATTTGGAAAAGACATCCTCTCTAATAGTCAGTCTATTTTAGATGCAAACAATATGACTATTCCTGTCAGTCCTAGTATGGATATTGTATTGGGAGGTGGTGTTCCAGAGGGTAGTTTTGTAGTATTAACCGGAGTACCTAAAAGTGGAAAATCAACACTAGCATTAGATTTCGCAGGAACCGCACAACAAATTCAATATGCATGTGATCTCGGTAGAAAAGAAGGTCGGCATGTATATTATTCCAATATTGAGGGTAGGTTGAAAAAAAGAGATTTAAAAGGGATACATTCTCTTAATTTAGACCCAAAATACTTTACCATTATTGGCTCTCAATTGGGTAACATTTTAAGTGGTGAAAATTTTATAGATATTAATGAAAGGTTAATTAACGACAAGCCAGGAGATATCTTTATCATTGATTCTTTTTCTGCATTATGTACTGCTGGAGAAATGAAAGCAGATATAGGAGATCGTTATAGAGCGGACGCTCCTTTGCTGTTGGCAAAATTTTGTCGTCGTCTCTCAAACGTAATACCAGTCAATAAATCTATTGTAATAGGAATTACACATATTATTGCTAATCAAGGAATAGGTATGTCGCCCTGGATAGAAGCATCTGGCAGAAAACTACAATATCAAACAGATGTAAAATTGAAAGCAGCGTATTTTACTCCGTGGAAGTCTGGTGAAAATCAAATTGGACAAGATATTAATTGGATATGTGAGGCAACGGCCTTAAACACCCCCCCGGGTGGCAAATGTGTATCTAAATTCAGATATGGATACGGCATTGATAAAGAAGCAGAATTGTTAAATATTGCAATTGATTTAGGACTAGTTGCTAAAAAGGGGTCTTGGTTTGAGTTACCAGACGGACAAAAAGGACAAGGGTTAGATAAAACATCAGAAATATTACGTAATGACACCAACCTATATGCTGGTTTATATAAACAAGCAAAGGAAATGTTGGGACTATGAAGGTGGTTGATTTAGCGGGCAATGTCTTAAAGTGGAATTTGCGTGGTCAAACAACCATAGCGAATAAACATAAAAAGTCTCAAGACCATATACAAGCACGGGAACTATTAAAAGAAACATATCCAACCCTAACAATTTTAGAAGAAATTCCAATCCCTATTGCTATTAGTAATTATTTATATTTAGATTTCTACTTGCCACTATATAAAGTTGCTATAGAAATTCAAGGGGAACAACATTTTAAATTTATACAGCACTTTCATAGAACCCAATATAATTTTTTCTTACAAAAAAAACGAGATAGTCAAAAGCAAGAGTGGTGTTTATTAAACAGTATTCAATTAATAGTATTTAATTATAACGAGGATATAGATGAGTGGAAATGTAAATTGCCAATCAGCAACAGATAAGATGAATGTTGTTATTAAAGTATTAGATGAATATGAAGATAAGTGCGGTTTACCATCTTTAACTAATCCTTGTCAACAAGAAGAACTTAATCAATATCTTCAAATGAATCGCACCCAAATAGAAAAATTAAGCAGTGAAGACTGTGTACAAATTGCCTATAGATTAGACCAAACAGCGTTTTATATCCAACGACTATATAATAGGGAACAGGCCCGTATATTGTGGGCACAGAATGAACTTAATAGTATATTAGCTACCCAAATAGATTCATATAATAAATACTGGAAACATGAAATGAAAGTGGCAATGATAGTTAAACAAGACCCTTATGCTGCAAAATTACATAAAATTGTAAATTATGCCACACAGCGTACCCAACGATTAACTAATATGGCATTTTTACTGTCTAATTTAAGCAATACAATGAAAGCAAATCAAAGGAGTAAATATGTCGGTCAAAGAACTACTTGAAAATCTTACCAAAGAAGAGATGAAAATATTGTCTCAAGAGTTAAAATCTATTTTATCTGTTGAACCTAAACAGAAAAGACAACGCAAAAAGAAAAATACGACAGTTCAAGCCATTGATATCAACGAAGAAGTTCCTATTCCAACCCCAACTAGACAAAACAAACGCTCTCGTAGACCAAAAAGACATACTTCTTCACACGTCGGAACAATTCCAGCTAGAATAGAACCTATAGATACTCGCACACCAAGAGAAAACCTGTTCTTAAAACACCGTAAGCAAATGGCACCAGTATCACAAGAAGAACTAGACGCAATTAAGTTTGATAAACAAGTATCTAGAAAACATCAACCAACAACAAGAAGACAAAAATCATTGATTGAGGTGGAGTGTGATATATGTAATAAATGGTTTCAAGTATCTAAACAACTAGTGCGTACAGAAGGGCAAGAATTACTATATACATGTAATAATTGTCAAATACACCAAAGAAGATAAGAAAAGTATATGAGTTTAATTTTATCAGACCCCCCATCAGAAAGAGCACTGTTAGCTGGTTTATGTCAATATGGAAATAATGCTTATGCCGATATGGCAGATATAATACAAGAAAGTACATTTACAGATGATTTACATAGTATTATATTTAAATGTATAAAGTACATTCTAGATAACGATGATGCTGCTTCAATAGAAATTTCACTTATACAATCTGCGGCACATACCTTTGGACTATCTCATGTTATTAGTAAATCTGAACATTTAAGATATATTAAGGCATTGTTTGACTTTCCTATTGGTTTAGATAATATAAGACGATTTGCTGCTAAAATACGAAAATTAGAAGTGGCAAAACTCTTACACAAACAACTTGGAAAAGCACAAGATAAAATGCTTGAAATTAAAGGTGATGAAAACATTGCTCAAATATTAGGCATTGCCGAAGATGCCGTTTTAGATTTCACTGCTTTATTAAACGATGATGATAATAGTCCAAAACAATTAGGCGAACACATAGATGAGTATTTACAATATTTGATAGATAATCCAGTAGAACAAGTTGGTATTTCTACTGGGTTCCCTGCGTTTGACCAAGCAATAGGTGGTGGACTAAGACCAGCTACAATTAATATTATTGCGTCACGAAGTAAGATTGGAAAGAGCACCGCTGGTAACAATATAGGTTATCATATTGCCAACAACGATATTCCCGTGCTTAATCTAGACACAGAAATGACTACAGAAGATAATATTCATCGTATGTTAGCACTAATAAATGAGATTCCAATTAACTCTATAGAAACTGGACGGTTTGCTAAAAAATTAGATTGGAAATATAAAGTATTAGAAAGTGCCACACACTTAAAAAGACTACCTTATTACTATAAAAGTATTGCTGGGAAACCATTTGAAGAACAGATTGCTTTAATGAGAAGGTGGATTACAAGAGTGGTTGAACTTAACGATGACGGAACTGCTAAACCCTGTGTAATAATTTATGATTATTTAAAGCTGATGGATACTCAAGGTATATCTCAAGACTTAAAAGAATATCAATTATTGGGCTTTATGATGACTACTTTACACAACTTTGCTACTCGGTATAAAATTCCTATTTTAGCATTCATTCAATTAAATAGAGATGGTATAACTAAAGAGAGTACTGATGCAGCAAGCGGGTCTGATAGAATTATTTGGTTGTGTTCCAACTTTACTATCTTTAAGATGAAATCAGATGAAGAAATACAACAAGATGGTTCGTCTAATGGAAATCGTAAATTGGTGCCAATTGTGACAAGACATGGACCAGGAATGGAACATCTAGATTATATTAATTGTCATATGAAGGGGTGGTGTGCTAAAATAACAGAGGGTAAAACAAAATTTGAAATAGCAACAGAACAAGAAAGAGAGAAGTCGGGTTTTATTGTAGAAGATAATGATGAACGAATCCAGTTTGAATGAGTATACCGATCAAACTAAACTTCATATACTCTCTCAAAAAGTAATGGATAAGTTTGAGAACTTATTGGATTTATTAGACATTAATTTAAAATATAGTCGCAAAATGTATTATGGGTGTTGTCCTGTTCACGGAGGAGATAAATATAACGCACTTAACATATTTCATACCGGTAATACTTATAGGGGAAATTGGAAGTGCCATACTCTTCAGTGTGAGAAATATTTTAAACCTACAGTGTTAGGATTTATTAGGGGTATTTTATCACATCAAAAATATAACTGGAAAGGACCATCCGACAAAAGTATTAGTTTTAATGAGACAATTAAGTTTGTTCTAAACTTCCTTGATGAAGATTATTCTGCTATCCAAATCAATCAAAAGGAAATAGAAAGAAATAAGTTTGTTAAAACAACGGACATTTTGAATGTAAAAAATAAACAAGGACACATTACTAGAAAACAAATTCGTAACGCACTCTCTATTCCTGCATCATATTATTTAAATCGTGGATATTCTAAACAAATACTTGATGAATATGATGTTGGACTATGTAATAATCCTAAAAAACAGATGTTTAATAGAGTAGTAGTACCAATTTATGACGATAATTATAAGTATATGATTGGTTGTACCGGTCGTAGTGTTTTTGAAAAGTGTCCTCAGTGTCATAGCTGGCATAATCCTACACTAGAATGTAATAAAGTGTCAAAATGGAAACATAGTGATGGATTTGAAGGTACTAATTACTTATACAATTATTGGAAGGCTAAAAAACACATAGCTAATAATAGAATCGCTATTGTAGTTGAAAGTCCCGGTAATGTATGGAGACTAGAAGAATCTGGTATAAATAATAGTGTCGGTTTGTTTGGAACCGCATTAAGCGTTGGACAAAAAGTTCTATTGGATAGTTCTGGAGCTTTATCTTTAATACTTTTAATGGATAACGATGATGCGGGACAAAGAGCGATACAAGCTATTAAAGAGCAATGTAATAATACATATTATATTCATACACTTAATTTTCAATGTAATGATGTGGGTGAAATGTCTATAGAGCAAATTAATAATGAGTTAAGACCACAAATAGATAAAATCAAAGAGATATGAGCAGCAAATATTTAGAAATGATAGTGAAACGCGGATATGGAATGATTACATGTGGAAATCATTTAGGTGTTTTTGTGTCTTCTGTAGTAAATATAAATAAAACCCCGCTAGGATGGGTATTTATTGATTCAGAAAACTTAACTATGGAAAAATTAGAAATGGCAGTTGAATATCTTAAAAAAGGACGAGCGGGGTGGCCAGAAAAAGTTGCTAACGACCAACCCATTAAAATAAAAAATAAAAACAAAAAGAAAAAGGAAAATAAATAATTATGGTTAAGATATTAGGTTTAGCTGGTAAAAAACAAAGTGGTAAAAATACAAGTGCCAACTTTATATTAGGTGTTCATATGATTCATTTAGGATATACTAAAAGTATGTTTATAGATGATGGCGGGCAACTAAATATTGGTGACCTATGGGGAGAAGAAGAATATAAAGGTGTTTTTGATGTAAATCGTAGATATGAACCAAACAACGACACAATGGTTAATTTTTTAGAAAAGTGTATTTTTCCTTATGTAAAGTTGTATAGTTTTGCCGACCCGCTTAAAAGATTATGTATTGATATTATGGGATTACATTCAGACCAATGTTATTTGACAGATGCTCACAAGAATACACTTACAGACTATAAATGGTCAGATATGCCAACCGTTGAAAAAAACGATCCAACACACGATGTTGATGCATATATGAGTGCTAGAGAAGTTTTACAATATATTGGCACCAACATTTTTCGTAGAATGTATTATAATGTTTGGGTAGATGTGACGCTTAGACAAGTAGAACAAGAACAAACAGAATTAGCAGTTATTACAGATTGTAGATTCCCCAATGAAGTAGAAGGAATTCAAAAGGTTGGTGGTAAGGTTATTAAATTTACCAGAAATCCTCTAAAAGATAGTCACGAAAGCGAACTAGCATTAAATAATTTAAGTAATGATAAGTTTGATTTTATATTAGATAATGCCAAAATGACTATTAAAGAACAAAATAAAGAGGTGTATAGAGCATTAAGAGCATGGAATTATATACCGGAAATAGGAGAATAAATGCCACGATCTAAATATATATACATACTAAGAGCGACGGAAAGTAGAGAGATACTTGGTGGATGGACTGTGAAACACGAATTAAACACATGGTTAAATTCAAAGCGTCTTATACCAGCTAAATATGCAGGAGGCCCACACGAAGTATTAAGAATTAGAAATGGGTTTGGTAAAGAAGAAGTTATTTCATGGGAAGACTTCAGACCAGTTAAACAATCGAAAAAGAAACTTAATAAATAAAATACTATGTATATTGAATATTTCAGAAGTTCAAGTTTTAATACTCACGAAATGTGTCCGCACTCATACTTCCTTGAATATAATTTAGGTTTGCCAACTTTGAGTAATATGGCTGCCGATAAAGGCACAATAGTTCATAAAGTATTAGAAATATTAGCATTAATTAAAAAAGCAAAACAAGAGAAAAAAACCCGTATAAAACACGAGATTTGTGGTAATATACAAACAGATAAATATAAGTTAGATATAATTATAGAACAAATTTATAAATACTATTCTACACACATTACTCATCATACTTGGACGAACGACCATTTTCAAGAATGTAGAAAGTGGGTATATAAAGCAATAGAGTATAATGATGGACAGTTTAATCCGTTAAATCGTATCGTCATAGATGCTGAACCGTTTTTTGATATAGAAATAGCAGAACCGTGGGCAATGTATAAGTATGCTATAAAAGACAATTTAGTAAAGAAATTTCTTTCTATTAAGGGAACTGTTGATTTAGTTACACAAATTGGTAATGGGGTTTATGAAATAATAGACTGGAAATCTGGTAAATATCGTAAAAACTGGGCAACTGGTGAAGATAAAAACTATGAGGATTTTAAGAAAGACCCTCAATTAAGAATATATCATTATGCAGCACACAGAATGTATAAGATGGACCAAGTTTTGGTGACCGTCTTCTATATTAATGCCGGAGGACCATATACTGTATGTTTTGAGAAAAAAGACTTGAAAGATACGGAAGAAATGTTACGAATTAAATTTGAAGAAATTAAACAGGATATTAAACCCAAATTAAATAAGTCGTGGAAGTGTACCAAGTTTTGTCATTTTGGACTGAATACATTTGAGGGCACCCATGTTAA